TTGGTTTTAGGATCACGAACGTATACTTTATAAGCTTTACCACCTGAGGCAGAACGCATTGGTTTACCAATTTTTTTCTTTACTTCTTCGTGGACAAATTTAATTTGATCTTCCGATAAATGACCTAAATATCCTTTAACTACATTTCTAGGATTAGATATATCAAGAGCTTTATTAAGGAAGCCTAATCTTTTTTCGATCACTTGCTTCATTAATTCTAACGTCTCTTTATCAAATTCGTCTTCAACTGCAGCTAAAAATTCTTCAGTTTCGAGTTCGTTAAGTTCAATAGGAAAATCTAAAGGAACTTGAACACCTTCAACTAATGCAAAGTGACCAAGATCTGTTTCTGTTAATACCTCTAAATCAGCACCTTGTACTTCAATAATATTGCGGCTATATAAAGCGCGGGCTTCTGCCCATAAATTAAAATACTTTTCAGAACCAGCGCGATATACATGCTCAGTAAGAGGTCGTGCGTTATCTAAGTGAAATTTTAATCCTTCAGAAAGGATTTCTTTTGGCGCTAAACTTTCGTTTAACACTACAGGCTTTGAAGCACTACAAGTTCCACATCCACAGCTACACATATCTATAAATATTAAGACATTATTTTATCGTACGGAATTTCAATTTTATTACCTGTTAATTCACCATCCCTATATAATTTATCTTCGGGTTGGACAGTTGCTCTTAAACCACCTGTAGCAGTTCTTGTTGAGTCATGTCTAATATTAAGAACAGGTTCTAAATTAAATTCTTCTACATCTGCTAAATTTTCAATAATTTTAGAAACTTCAATTCTAATAGTATCACCTTCTAAATTAAAATCATTTGGTGTAAAAGTTCTATAAACTACTACAGCATTATCAGAACCAAATATAATAGATTGTTCATCTTTTGCTGGAAGATCAGTTACAATAACTCCAGTTACAGGTTGATCAGTAGTTTCATTATACATAACATTAATACCTTCCTTTTTGTATCCTAATTTATCTACAAAAGGTTTAAATATTAATTCAGGAGCAAAATCTCCATTTTTAATTTTCTTTGAAAGTTTAGCTACAACATCTTTATAACGAGTATCTGAACTTTCCCAGAAAGCAGCATTGTCTTTTTTAATTGAGATAGGATAATCTTTATCTCCATTTAATACAATATCAGCTTTTTTACCTCCTGCTACATCATATCCAACTGTAGTAACTTCTTTAACGCTTCTAGTTACATAATTTTTATTAGGAGCTACAAATACTACATTTTTAGGACCATCTGCTAAAAGATTATTTAGTTCATTTGCTATAATGTCTTCATTTTCAGTTCCAGCTGATGCTCTACCTTGTGCACCTGAAGGTTTAAGTAAGAATTTAGCTGTTTTATATCTTACTCCTCCAATAGAAGATCCTGACATGTTAGGGTCATATTCAAATCCTTCGAGTGAATTTAATTTAGTAACATAATCATATCTTTCTGAACGAGGGACTAGAATTTTATAAGTAGAAGAAGATTGTTTAAGGAAATCTTCATCTTTTAATTCTAATCTAGCTTTAATAATATCAATTGCTTCTTCAGCATCTTCAGCTTCAGATATAATTGAAATATTTTCACCTATTAGTTTACTTAATAATGATTCAAGTAAAAGAATATCCTGTTCATTTTTCATGTCAGGATATCCTTTATCGAACTTGTAAGCAAACTTACGGAAAAATTTATCAAAAACGTCCATTAGGCTTCTGTTTCAGTTTCAGTGTCTACGGTTACATCAGTAGTTTCAGTTCCAGAAGCAGCAGTTTCTGCACTACCACCACCTTCTCCACCTGGGAATTCGCCTCCACTGCCTGTAGAAAATTCAGCAGCGTCTTGTTCGCCCATAATGTTAGGAGCTCCGTATCTTAAAATACGAGAAATAGCATTAGTAGCATTTTCTTCTTCGTTTAAATTAAGAAGATAGTATTTTTTTCCTTCAACCTCAGCTACCCAACTTCTTTCGTTATAGACTAAATAAAAGTTTTCGCCGTTTTTAAGGTTGATACGGAATGTAGTTGGTTTAGGAGCTACCCAATCAATTGAAGCTAAGAATACATCGAATTGTGGACCGAGTAGGTCTACAATTACGTCTTTTAGTTCAGGGAATTTGGTGAGTTCGTCGTATTTTTCTGCGGTGATGTCTACGAGCTTTTTTTCACCATAAACCGTTTTAACTAAAAGTTTGATCTTATCTCTTAGTTCTGCTTTGGTCATTATTTTTTCTGTTTAGCTGTTGGACCTTTACCGCCGCCTTTTGCTTTGTAAGCTGCTACTGCACCAGCGATTGCTTTAGCTGCTTTTTCTGATTTACCTTGCTTTTCTAATTTACTAACAAGCTTAGCGAATGATTCGTCTAATTCAGCTGTTTCTTTTTCTTCGAAGTATACATCATCGTTAGCCATATCAATTACTTCCATAGCTTGATTGGCTACTTCATCACTATATTGGTTATAGAAGTCTTTAAAGAGAGAAGCTGTAGAAGACAATCCGCCCATTACTCTAGCACCTTTAATGCTTGCATATTCTATAGCTGCTTTTTTTACTTCTTGATCTCCTTTAAAATAATGATTTACTATCTGATCAATTCTTTCTTCAAAATCAGAAGTAACAGCTTCGTCTACACCACCTTCGATTTTTTTAGACCAATATCCTTTAGGTAAACCTTCTTCGATTTCGTCTTCGTCACCTACTAAGTCAACAGTCATTACTTGTGGTTCCATTTCTGGTTCCATTTCAGGTTCTTCACCTGTCATAGCGTTTACTGCGGCGTCGATTTCTGGTTCTTTGATTTCAAAATCAAGATAATGTTTAGCTGAAACCATGTTGTTCATGGCTGTTGTGAGTTTAGCTTGCCACCAAGCTGGGAAGTCAACTTCTGCTTCACCTTCAAAGCCATCTAACATTTGGTAAAGCTCCATAGCGTATTTTCCAATACGGTATAACTCAGCTTTGATCATGTGTGGTTCGTTGTCTTGATGACCTAAATCGATGTCTTCGTCTAAGTATGGGTCTTCGTAATCAGCATCTTCTAAATCAATAGAAAAGTCTTTAAGAGCTACGATTATTGTTTGACCACCTACATTAACAGCTACTGAGCCGTTTTTCATAAGGTTTTCATGGTCTTTGTCTGTTAAAACAACAGCTTGTTCTAACTCATCAATAACACCTCTACCTTTAAGGATGTCTGCTTTGGTCACTTTACCGTCACCAGTTAAATCAGGAAATTCTTTTTTCTCGGCCATTGGTTGCATTAAAGCAGCTTTAACCATTTCTCTTAATTTATTCTGTTCCATGTCTTGTTCAGCTAATTTTTTTGCCATGTTAGTTGCGCGACCATACATTACTTTCTCAGCGTCAGCACCATATTTTTTAACTAAGTTACGCTTGTTTGGCTTCATCTTTGTGATAAGCTCTTCGCGTTTTGCTAATTCAGCTTTTGAAAGTTTTTTTTCGTTGAGCATATTATTTTTTATCTTCGGCAATCGAAGCAGCTCTGTATTCTTTGATAAGCGTTTTGATTGTGCCTAAAGCTTTACGAGCGCGTCCATGTGCTGCTTTTGATGTTTTTGAATGTTCAGTTGAGAACTCGACCCATAAATCGGCCATTTGCTTATAGATTTCGTTTGATTCCATTTTTATAGATTTTATTTAATTATTTTGTAGTAGCTACATCTACATCCATATCCATAGTCATATCAGTAGTATCGTCTTGAGTTGGTGCTTCTTTACCTTTAACGTTTTTAGCAAGTTTTTTAAGATAAGTTAAAGCAATTTTAAAATCATTGTTTTGTGAGAAATTAACTTGTTCTTTATCTTGAATTTGTTGATAAAGATCTAATAATGATTTTGCCATAGTAGCAGCATCTTTTACTTCTATATTAGCTTTATTTCTAATGTTAGCTGGAAGTTCTATTTCTGCTATACCTGCTAGTTTTTTCCATCTTTGAATTTCTTCAAGACCTAAGCCAGCTTCATCTTCAACTGTGTTTGAATCATCTCCAATTTCTTCTTCAATGCCTGCTGGATTTGGTGCATCACCTGCAACTACGAAATCGCGAGTAAAGAAAGTGATTGTGTTACCAACTTGAGTGATAAATTTTTGATCACCAAACTCTTCAGCTTGTGCTCTTAAAGTTTCAAGTGTATCTAAGATTTTTCTTGTTTCGCCTGGGAGTGATGATAATGAAACGATTTTTTTATCAATTACGATTGAGTCATTAGCTGGTTTTTCTTTAGCGTCAACTTCAACATCTACTTCTTCGTCACCTTCAGGAGTATCAATGTCTGCTTCGAGGTCGGCTTCGAGTTCTTCTTCTTTAGCTTCAGCTACTACTTCTTCAACTTCTTCCTCAGAAAGACGAGCTAACATTTCGTCAAGATCTTCTTCTCCTTCTCCAACTCTAGTAGAGCCATAGTTAGATGATGTTTTATATTTGTCTAAATCTTTATGGAACTTACTATTAGTAGTATCTCCAGCGCGTTTTTGGGCGGCTTCTACTTCGTCATAGTTCCCTTCAGCCATAAAAGCTGCTTTAATCATTTCTTTTAATTCAGATTTTTTCATTGCAATGAGTTTGAATATATGTAATAAATATGTTATTTTTTGTGATACGTACCCTTTTTATACTTAGCTTTGTTAGTATTGGAAACAAATTGTTTTCCTTTACGAGACGCAGCTGCTTTTTTGCGAGATGTTTTAGCTCTTTCTGCTTTAGTTAGTGATTGAGCTTTTTTCTTAGGCAAACAACGTGTTGTAGCATCGCCTTTTTTCATAGTACCACAAGGGCCGGTAATATTACCAGCCGTATCAATTCTCACCCACTCTTCTTTTTTGAACCAATCGCGGAGAGATTCTTGAATTATTTCTTGTAGACGTTCGTGTGTCATCCTTTCATTTGACCTTTACATACCTTAACAGCACGACCTGAAAGGTAGGCGGATGATTTTTCGCCCGCAGCCATTCTCTTTTTAATGTATGCTTTACCTTTTGGACATAAATCTTCTTCGATTATACCTTCACCTAATTGTTTAGTTTCATCTATATCTTTAACAATTTTCATTAAGATTTTATTTAGGGTATCTGGGGTAAGGCCTTTAGTTTTACCACCTGGGAATTCAGGATCGTCTTTTAAGTATTTTGAGTATCCTTCTTCTTCTTTAATTTCAACATTTGGGTCTAAAGCTCTATAAGAATCTTCAACTGCTTTTTTTAAGATATCAATAGCAGGTTTTAAATTTTGTTTTTTAGAAAAAACTTGAGCTGCTAATTTAGCTGCAATAGCTTCAATTTGGTCTTTAGGGACTAAACGAACTTCATCTAATTCATCTTTAGGTGGGATTAATGTTTCATAATCATCCATTGATAACACACCTCTCATCTTAACTGCTTCAATAGCACGTTCAGCTACATCGTGTAAGTCTAAATCGTTTTCTGAGTCTTCTCTAGCAAATTCGAGTAAACGAATAAATAAAGGAACGTCTACAGCTATAATATCTGGAATGTCATTTGATATGTTTGTTTCAGCTTCTTCCATAGACATGTATTTACCATCTCTAAATTTACCCTCTTCCCAACCTTTATCAAAGTCTTTTTTAGCAGCAGCTGCAGTTTTATCTGTAACGTGTCTTTTTTCTTGGAATTCTTTCCAAGCATCTTCTTTACTAATTTCGTTTACATTTTCGAACATACTATCTACATCTGCACCTTGTAAATAATCATTGTAGTAAGCTTTAGCACGCTTTCCTACTAGTTCTTCACTTGGTCTTTCATCAGGTGCAGAGCCAGCCATCATATCGTCTCTAACCATTCGAACAAAGTCGTTAAAGGTTAGTTTTCTGTTTTCGTCTAAAGGTTTAGAAAAGAATTCTTGTATTTTTTTTAAGTCTTCCATTATTTCATCATTTTAGCTAATTCGGGATTTTTTGAAGCATAATAACGGAACAATGCTTTACCTAAAGTACCTTTAACTTTATCAGAAACATATTGTTTAAATGGTAAACCTTCTAAATCAGCGTCAACTAAAGCATTAAGCTCTTTTTGCATTTCCATTGATTTGTTAGCTTGACCCTCGTATTTGTTAGCAATAGTTTTAATACTTTCTTTATGTTTGTCTAAGATTTCTCTTGCTTTAACTGTAGCAGCTGAAAGAGCTTCAGGTGAGTCTGGGTAGTAATCGTCTTTAACTTCATTTACAGATTCTTCTATGCCTAATTCAGCATGGAGTACTTTCATAAAAGGACCAAAATTTTGAGAGCCGTAATCTTCTTTTAAAATAAAAGCTACAGCTTTAGCAAAATCAGAATATGAAGTATCTTCAGGAATGACATCTCCTATAGCTAAACTAAGTTCAGATACTTCATTAAGAAGTCCTGCTTCTTTTAAAAGTTGGTTTTTAAGCCATTTATTAGTATCAAATCCCATAATGCAGTTTTTTTATAAATATTAAGTTTTCTTTAAACTTTGTAAGTATTTAATGGTTTCTTCTTTAGATTCAAGAAGTTTATTTTTATTAGACCCTACCCACTTTTCTACATCCCCAGCTTCAGTAACAAAACTTTGATTAGATTCATTTAAAGATTCATCAACCCAAATTTCAAAATCTTTAATCATATTATCTATATCGGAATTAATTATATTTTTTTCATATTCTTCCCAAAGACCTAATGTACGAAGTTCGGTTTCAAATTCAATTTGACAATTCCAACAACGTTTATATTGTAAATAAAAAGGTTTATCAAGTTTATGTTTCATTACTTTATTACAAGAAGGACAAAATAAAGGCATATTAATTGCCTCTTTCGCTTTATCTAGTTTAGTAATGTTTTGTTTGATACCATCTTTAATAGTCCATTGACGACCATCTTCTTCCCAAATATCACCCTCAGTGTAAAATTCAGTTTGTTTAGTATAACCCGTACCTATAGTAGTTTTACTACCATGTTTACCTTGTACTAAATTTCTAACACGTTGAATGTCTTTTTCTTGAAATTGTTTTTTTAAAACATTATCTTTCATAAACCTAATTCTTTTAAATCTTCTATAACTTGTTGTGCTGATTGATATAATATGCCAATTCCACCATTAGCATTCCATGCGTCAATAGTGTCTTTTCTATCATCAATTAAAATATGGTTTGGGCGAGCGAATTTAGGTTTATTTTTAGCTGCTGCAAAATATACTTTGCGCATATTAGGTAAACGTTGAACCCAATTTAATTTACCTTTCATCGACTCATTGTATTCTTGAGAATACCTTTGGTCATCTGGGAGGTCAAAGTTTACAGCAGGGGCTGTTAAAACATATGGTTTGTAAGGAGCAATATAGTCCCATAATTCCTTTCCGCCAGGTTGCCAATCTAAGTTAGTCCAAAATGATTCTTCACTAATATCTTTGTCTACTAATCCCTGTCTAAACGCTTTCCAAAAATTTGATTTGTCTTGAGCATTAACGTGTTGAGTAGACATACCAGTTAATTGCTTGTATCCTTCATCAAAGTCTACTAATACACCATCCATGTCACAGAATATCACGAATTTTTTCCCTCTCATCTCTCCCCCCTTTTCATCCTTTTTTTCAACACCCGTATCTTCAAGGTACGTGGTTTCTTTTACGGAGGCACTTTCAAGTGAAGGTAAACCTAAAGCTTTTACTCTTTTAGCCCATAAATTAATAATTTCTTTTTTTTCTTCTGGGTTGATGGGTTGTTTATCTAAGTAAGTGTTTATGATATCTAAGAATGGTTTTCTTGCTTTTTTTGCTTTAAAGTACATTCCTTGCAACATAGCATCTACTTCTTTAGCTAATTTAAAGTAATCTGCTTTAGGGAGTAAACCTAATTCAATCATCTTACGAATTATTGAATCATCTACTAATTGCTTCCCACTGCGTACGTTAGCACCATCTTGGGTTAAATGTTCAAGTTCGTGTCGAATAACGTCTTTTAAATCAAATGATACTTCTTGCCAATCTACATCTTTTGGAATTTCAAAGCGAACATTAAGTAAAGGGGTAATTTCATCTCCTTCATCATCATATCCTGCATTTGCTCCTCCATCTACTGTGTAAGTGTCTTCTGTATAGGTGGCTTGAATTGTAAAGTCAAATTCAAAATCATTAGAAACAATATCTGGGTCTTCATCTGCAGGCCCTACTACAAATGTTTCGTCTACTACTTTACGACCTACATCGTAGCCGTCTTTGATTAACTCAAATGCTAAACGAGAAAGCTCGTTAGTGAATTTATCGTAACGACCTTCTGTTAATACTTCTTCTAAACCTTGAGCTAATTCACGAGCGTATTGATTCAAACCAAATGGATCTTTTCCTTCCTGTAAGTAAAAGTCTTCAGGATTAAGTCCTTTTTTCTCAATACCCCAAAGTATTTGATTATACTTTCCGTTGTAAAATAATTTATCTTGGTCTTTTTGGATGTATGGAATAGCTTGAGGCATTAGATTTTTTACTGCTACCTTCATCCAAGGTTCAGCTTTATCCATATTGTATGAAGTAAGAACGCTAGCATCGCCTTCCCAATTTGGGTCGGCAACACCACCTTTACCATCACCGGGTTTGGTAATAAATACTATACCTTTATCGGCTAGTTTTTTAATATCAAATGGGTTCTGTTTTACTAAGTCAAAACTTTTAGTATCATCATAAAGACCTTCTTGTAAACTATCAGTCCAATTTCTAAAAGCGATATTACCTTCCTCGTATGCTTCTCTTTCAATATTATCTAAGTGATCATCCTCAGTAGTGTTTGTAGTTTGAATATTACCTAATCTATCTTCTAGATTTTGGATGTGATGAATCATTTCATGCGCATAAGAACGCACAATATCTTTGGGATGACGCCCTTGAGTATATAAGACAATAAGTTGCTCGTTAGGATCGTAGTATGCGGTTTTACCGAAGAAATCTTGTGAGTTATCTACGTCACTGTCTATAACCTTGAGGCCAGGTAAAGGTTGAATTTTATACCCTTTTTGAATCATATGGTTACTTAATTGAGCACATTTTCCAATGATATCAATTGTATTAGTATGAGCCATATGTTCTTTAAGAATAGATTTATCTACAATATTGTATATTTCTTCTTTTTCACTTGGTGGAACTTCATCTGGGAGGAATGTTATAAACTTTTCTTTATCTCCTTTTGATGCTGCTTTACGAGCATTTGTACCACTAACTTCAGGGTCTGGGGTGCTTATTACTTTAACTTCCAGATTAGGGTATTTTTCTTCAACACCTTTAGTTCTAGAAGCAATATCTTGTAAATCATCTTCTCTACCTTCACGATAACCAATTACAAAGTATACCTTTTCATTAGGATGGTCTTTAGCATAACGCATTACATCGCGAATAGGTTGAGCAGAAGGTTCAATTTGGACTTTAGGTCCTAATACTTCTTGATATACCCCCCAAATAGCCATTGATTGTTCTTGAGTAATACCATCACGAACACCACCACCTACATAAATGATAAAATCATCAATTTCAGGTAAATCTTTTAATGCTGTTTTTACTAAGTTAAAGTGACCTTTGATAGGTGGTTTAAAGCCCCCACCATATACAGCAGTGACTTTTTGACTATCTTCTAATAAAGGACGAATAAGTTCTTTAATTAATTGGTTCACGATATTAAAAATGACTTAAGTTTTTGTTGTGCTTCTTCTGCGCTTACGATTTGTTGAACTGCTTTAGTAACGTTTTCTTTATCCATTAAGCTACGAACTTCAGCTTCAAGATCTTCTTTTTGTTTAGCAGATCTTGCTTTTTCTTTTTCTGTTTTTTCCTTAGTGTCAGTAGGGATATAAGGAATAATATATTGATCAATAATATCTTCTAAATCTCTAGCGTCAGTTAACTTTTTATCTTTAGTAGTAGCTACAAAATTGTTACCAAATAGATCTAAATAAGGAATAAAGTTTTTAGTTACGTTAGCCCATGTTTGCATTACGATTGAAGGCATTAAGCTTCTATCTTCACCACCTGAACGTTCAAAACGATCATTATTTTTGCTTAATGATTTTTCAAGGGATGAATAAACATAAACCATAAACACATCATAACCAGCTGCTTCTAACTTTTCTTTGAGTTGTTTAGTTTTATTATATGAAGCAGCAGTACCATCAATTACAATGTTTTCATCGTGTTGTTCGATTTCTTGATCGAGTTTTTGAGAATATGATTTTTGAGCAGCTTGCATTGCTTTAGCTGCTTTGCTTCTACCCTCCGCATCAGCTGATTTAAGGTCTAAAGATACACCGGATGCCTTTAAGTTGGCTATAAAGTCATCGTCAATGTTAAATACTTTAAGACCTAAACCACTAATAATATCACCTACAATAGATGATTTACCTGCACCTGGGGCACCAGCCAAGATGACAGCTTTGGGGGCACCTAATGCCTCTTTTAGAATTTCCATAAGTGAAATCATAAACGCGCGTTTACGTATAAATATTAAATCTCTCTCTTAACTGATGTTCTAAATTCGGTAAAGATTGGTTTGTGAGTTGGGTTTTCTAAATCAAAAAGCTTTCTAACTGTCTTAAATATGTCTAAGTTTTCTTCCTGAGTGCGTTTAGATTCATAAATCTCCCATCCCTTACCTTGCATAAGTCCATCCTTTGGGCCACGCTTAGATGATTTAAGCCACAGCACTGCTGTGTGATCAGCTGTTTTACCGTAACATTCTTCATAACACTTAGCGTAAACGGCTGTTTGTAAATCGTATGTAGTTTGTAAGTGATTTGATGTTTTAAAGTCAATAATCCAAAGTTTATCATCAATTTCACATACTAAGTCACAAGTTCCGGCTACCTTAAGTTCATCAGAGAACAAATGAACTTCCGTTTCGATTAACTTAGGGTTATATGTTTCCCAAAAGTCAACGAAACGGAGGAACATTTGCCATACATCTGGATTATATGCTGGGTTTCCGAGCGCGTTTAAGAAGGTTAATTCTTTACCTTCAAAATATTCTTCAATCATTTCATGGACTTGTGTACCTTCTTGAGCTGCTTGTTTAACAACATAATCAGCTGACGTACCCATTTTCTTTAACCAGTCTTCAAAAAACTTACCTTTTGGGTAAGCACTTAAAACATATGTAACTGAGGGATAGTATTTACCATTTCGTCTGTAATAACGTGAATCTGGTAGGGTGATTTGTTTAGCATCTTCAGATACTTCTAAGATTCTATTATACGAATGCTTAATAATTCGTTTTTTACTCATACTAATTGGAGTTTTTTAACCATTAAATCATATTGAGATAATGGATGTGTATTTTGAATAAGGGTAGTAATAGCTTCAAATCCCATTTCTGATGGATCTTTTTCTTCTAAATCAACTAAATAAACTTCTTTACCTTCATTCATCAACTGTTCACAAAACTTAACGGCATCTTTTTGAGCGTCCTTATCTAAAGCTATATATATTTTTTGTACCTGTGAGGTAACAATTTTTTTCATTAATTCTCTTTGAATATGCTTTCCTAAAAGCGGAATAGCATTGCGTTTGATTGCTAAAGCATCAAACATACCCTCACACAATACTAAAGGAGAAGACCAATTGATAAATAATTCAAATGGCACAATGTCCTTACTCATTGGTGGGTTTTTATATTTAACTGGGGAGTGTGGGTTAAAGTTACGAGCAACAAAATAATTTAATGTTCCTTCGTGGGAATACGACGGTATAACGATCATATAGTCATAAACACCGCCATCACAATAACCAACATTGTAGCGCAGTATATCCGTTTTACTTACACCTCGTTTTTTAAGGTAAGCTAATGCTTGTCTACCTTTAATATCAGATTTTGTAATTTCAAGTAGCGATTTAAATTCTTTAGGTAAATCAATCGCTTCAATTTTTCTTACGTTTTCAATGTAGTTGTCGTTTGAGATATGTTTTTTAATCTCAAATATTTTTTCTTCAGGAGCTTTAGCTTGTTTAAATAAAATAGCTAAATTAGTACCTTTTTTGTTACAAACCCAACAGTGCCAAGGGTTGCCCTTGACAGTGTCATCGAAGTTAATTTCAAGTTTAGGTTTAGTATGATGGCAAAATGGGCAGTAGTATGCTTGATTACCTCTAGCAGTAGCTTTACCTACTCCCAAAACCGAATTAACTATGTTAACTAAAAGATGATTTACCATATAGGTAAATGTATGAAACCTATTTTACAAATCAAAGTCTTTTCGATAAAACTTGCCAAGTATATTATCATTAAAAAATTCATCTGGTTTTTCTAACACCTGATAAATAAATAGATACTTACACTCGTAGTAAGTTAATAACTTTTTTGAAGGAGCCAAACATAAAATTTCACGTTTAAAATCTTTCTGTCTTCCTTCAGCAATTAAATCTCTAATATCTTTGTGGGAGCCATAATAGTCTTGCCAATCAGATTCTTTCATTGCAATTTTGTAGGAAGGACGGCGTCCTGATACACCTTCAAATTCAAGTAAATCTTTTTTAGTTAGTTTACTTTTCTTTTGGTGGTAAAGAACTTTTTTACCAATGTATGCTCTGTTTGAAGGTGTGTGCGTAACTCTATAAATAAAACCATATGTTCCTTGAGGAAAGGAGGAGAGTGCCTCCATGGGTTCGTTTTTATATGTCCACATAATTTATCGGTCTAAATTAATAATAATAGTAGTGTCTGTAGTATTAGAAGCTTGTAATGGTTGGGCTAATTTAGCTACAGCTAATAATTCTTGATTGTCACTATATAAACCAATTGTAGTAATAAAAGGAGAAAAATAAGAACCTGTTACGTAATCATAAACTGAACCTGTAGGGTATACAAAATTATACCAAGATCCTGATACAGAATAACTACTAGATACAACTGTAGGGTTTAATGTATAATTAAATTCATTATCTCTAATAGTAGCTTTATATTGTGTTTCATATATAGTATATGAACTTGAAAATGAACAAGTTACATTAGTTACATCTATAGATCCACTTGCTAGTCCTTGGTTTGTAATAATAGCTAAACCATGAGGGTAAATAATATTTCCTACATTTATACTTGCTGAAACTAAATTACCTTCCCCATCATCTGTTAAACTATGGGTTGTGCTCGCTGAGATAAAGGTATAATTAAATGAATAAGGTTGAATACTATCACCAAATAATTTTGAAGGAATTGAAATTACTCCAACTTGAGAATTAGAACCGGTAGGAAAATATCTAGATTGGGTTAAAGTAGTTTGAAGGTAATTCTCATATCTCCCAGTTGAGCTTGTAGAACCTACATATTCATCTCCTGATGAGTCTGCTCCTGGAACTAAACTTCTTCTAAATGGAGCATCTCCCCAACTTGAAGTTAAAAAATTAGAATAATAAAGCTCTTTAGTTGAGTTATAAACTAATACTTGATATTGAGTAGATAAGGTACCTGTTGTAGTTTGATTAGTTAAAAACGAACCACTAGTACCTAAAAATCTATCAACACCTGTTAATTTATAGTCAGAACCTGTAGCAAAATAAGAATAAGGAAGAGAATACCCTTTATTAACCGTAAACGGAACAATTTTAATGTCTGAGACTAAAAATGATTTGTAAGCACTCATTCATTTTAGAAATCTAATTTAACTCTAACTAAAGCTTCTTTTGTAAAGTCTTTTTGTAATGGTCTTGATAATTTAGCTACAGCTAATAGTTCATTAGTATCATTATATAAACCTACAGTTGTAATATAAGTTTGTGGGTTATCAACAAAATCATCAAATAATACTTCACCTGTTGAACCTGAGATAAATGATGGGTTTTCTGAGTAATTAAATTGAGAACTTCTAGGTCTTACAAATATATAATCTGAAGTAATGGTTTCTTGAGAATTAAGAGTAAAAAGAGAACCAGAATTAATAGCTCTAAACATTCTACCATTGTTATCCCCAGGAGCATTTGAAGATCTACTTACATGTAATCCAATTCCACCCTCAGATAATGAACCTGTAAGGGCGGTTGGGTTTAAAATAATAGTTCCAATGTCTGGAAGCAACCATCCATAAGAACCAGAACTTACAGAATAACCATCTGAAGTAGTTCCTCCACCAGTAGAAGATACTTTAGTACCTGCTGCTGAAGCTGTAATTAAATTAAACACTCTTCCTGCTTCATTAAATGTAGTTGTAGTAACATAATTACTATCATCAGTTAATTGGATAACTCCTAAAGATCCTGAAAGTTTTAAAAATAATGATCCTGGGAAGATTGATTCTTTATATCTATTTCTATCAATAGACAATGCCCAAAAATCAGATGAAGTTACAGTTCCAAAAACAAAAGCTGAGTTTTCATCTCCTAATACTAAATTTTGGTATTGACCATATATAGTTGAAGTGTATGAAGCTCCATTTACTCCATCGTTATATAAATTACTCCCACTACCTTGAAGATTACCATAAGCAATAGCAAATTGAATATCAGTAGCTGCTGAGGAAGAATAAACATTTAAATAATAATTTCCCGAAGCTCCTGCAGCTTGAACTGAAGAGGTAAAAAAATATGTTAATGTAGGTGTATTACCAACCCACATAGCCGCCGTAATTGAGTCTGAAGAAATTACAAAATCGTCTGCTTCTAATCTATTAAATGACATAATTAAGATACTTTAGTTACGGTTACTGGGATAGTAATTCTAGCTCCTGAGTCTCTACCTTCTACTGTTAAAGTAGCATATATAGATGTTTGAGAACCAAATAATGTATTAACAGTAGTAGCTTTTAAGTTTAATGTAGTACCTACTACGGTTTTGGATACGTTAGATCCAACTGTAGTAGTTGAATTTAAAGCCATAGCAGCTTCTGTGTTTACACCTGCACCTGTAAAGGTACTCATAGTTCTAACGTCTGAAATGGTAAATGTATATCCTGAAGGTTCAAATTGATTACCACCAGTATAGTTTAATGTTTGAGGAGTTACAGCTAATGATGCTCCTTGTTTAATTGTAATAGAAGAAAATCCTAAGTCTAAGATAGGCATTTTAGCTGTACCACGAGGTAAAGTAGTTAACTTATACTTCATTACTTGAGTTTCATTAGGAAAAGCTTCAAGTAAAGGCATGTTTTGGATTGCTTCACCATAATAAGCGGAGCCTGAAGGGTGGTTTGGATTATATAAAGTATAATCGATTTCATCATCTGCTAAAGCAAATTGTGTAATACGGAATGTACCATCCCCTTTAGCTAAAAGTTCTCTACCTTTTTTAGTAAGGATAGCATCAACTGTTACTACTGAATTATTTAAATATCCCATTGGTTTTTATAGTTTATGCGTCAATTTATAAATATATGTAAAAATTAGTTTCTAATCACGTTATACTCCACGTTTTCCTGTTCCACTTCCACCACTAAATGAAGCTTGGTTCCATTGTTGTTGAGCTGAGCTCCAAATGTAGATTTTATCACCAACTGTTACTTGTTCTCCATTTACCATACCTGCTCTACCTACTGGAAGATATAGTGTAGGAGGAGGAGGGGGAGGTGGTGGGGTAGTATTAATACTATTATCTACTGGAATATTAGTAGACACTTCACCATCAGCATTTATTCTTGGAGTAGTAGGTACTGAGGTAAATAATCCTAAAGAGTTTTTCAAATTAGTATTAAAGTTTTGTGGAATAACATATCCTCCTCTTTCACCTAGTCCCGATGGGAAATAATCTAATCTTACTTCTTTAATAAGTCCTTGTGGGAATGGATTAGATTTCCACATTAACATAGATAATGCTTCATTTTCAGTACCATAAGTTCCAGTTCCTATACTTTTAACTCCATCAGGAAGAGGATAGTCTAAAGTTATTTTATATGCATTTCCATCAGTAGATATTCCTGCTGGTGAAAATCCTAAAGTTTCAAATGAAGTTATTTTGTATACTCCACTTCCTCTTAAAGTAAAATCTTTACTGTAATTATAATCACTACCACTATTATAAGGGCTTAAGCCACCTGATGCATATGCATTTTCAAATGTAGGTAAAGGATATGAAGATCCAGTATATAAAGTAATATACCAATTTTCCCCAGCAGCAATACTTTTACTAACAGCATATGATGCTGAGATTACCGTGTTTAATGCAGGATTTTTTCCTCCTTCTATAGATCCTGTGGTGTATCTGTCGTTATCATCTGTAGTTTGATTATAAAGAGTATAATCTTTGCTACATAAAATAATAGAATTTAAAGAACTAGTCCAGAATATTCCATCATATCCACCTCCAGTGTCTATAACTTGTTGTCTAGGAACAAAATAAACAGAATTAGCAGGCCATCCTATTTGACCATTTAATGTTCTAATAGTATTATCTTTAACTGGAGAAACATCATTAGAAAATATCTCAGCAGATTGGCTATAACCTAAATACTGGTCTAATACAAAATTAAATGTATTAGGATTGTTTTGGTCAATTAAAACAGTTTCACTTGAATTTTTAAATATTCCAATATTTTTAACATTTAAAGCAGTACCATCATACATTTCAGGATAAGTACCATTTATAAAATCAATATTAAATGCTACGTTTCCGTAATTATTAATTACAGGTTCTTTACCAAATGATTGGTCTCCTAAAGTCCATACATTGTATTTTTGACCTGTTAATTTAGAACCACTATAACGAGGCAATACACTTCTATTAGCATTCCAGTTATAAGTTTGGACTGGGGCTAAAGTAGAAGATCCAGAGTTATATATTGAAGCTGAGATAACTGCTTCATAGTTTACAGGGATAGTACTTCCCTGTGTATAGTCTAAATCATAAAATCCTAAAGCTCCTGGTGTTGATGTAACATTATTTAATATAGCGTTATAATCATTATATGTAAGATCAACATTAAATCCAGGAGAAGTTATGACTGAGAAATTTTGGTTTGAATTTGATGAAGCTGTTGTATTAAATGGAGCATTTTCACCCGAACCTAAACCAATAACTGGTACCGGGTTACCAGTTACATATACAGAAGTTCTTGTAGGAGTTAAAGGAGATACAGTAACAGGAACAGGTTGGCCCCCTTCATAAGAACCTACAGCTACAGTAGTTCCAGTTCTATCAACCCAATCCATAGTTAAAGATTCTACTTGTTGCCATAAAGTAGTATAATCAGTTCCATTAAAAGTAGGAACTCCATCTTCCCCAGTATCATCAGTATTATTTACAGTTACCCCTACAAAATAATATTGTAAAGGATATTCAAAATATAAAGTAAGAGTTTGGTTTAATGTACCATCTATCCCAAATACAAAATCATCATAATTATCAGGAATAACTAAAGCACCAGTTTTTTCAGTATCTACTAAAAGTGGATCACTACCTGGTTTATTTGTAGGATACATTCCAAAGAAAGGTAATGTTCCTCCTACGTAAGGGCTAGCCCATCCAGTAGCTGATTGTGCTCCATAATTTTTTTGATAAAAAGGGCCAGTTCCTACTTTTCCTGATACAGAGGCTGATCTAAGTAAATAATTACTATTAATAGGTACTAAAGTGCCATCACCTATAGCATCAATACTTCCAACAGCATTTTCTTTATCTAAATATAAAACTTTAGAATTAATACCCCCTCCCGAGGAACCCGTACCTAAAATTGTAGTTGTAATAGTACCAGTTTTAGAACCAGAAGGCAAGAATGTAAATGCAGCTTGCATCAAACCATCCCCAGGAGTTCTAGTAATTAAAAAATCTATAGCGTTTTGTTTAGCTGTAGCTGAATCAAATACTGCTAAGCTACCAGTATAATAAGTAGCTGTTGAAGCTGGGTTACGGGTAATTAAGTCATATATAAGTGGGGTAGTATTAACTTGTAAAAATGGATTATTTGGATTTAAACTTTGTGTAGTTGCTATTAATGTTGAACCACTCAGCTCCCCTGTAAAAAATTCTTCAGCATGACTTTGAGTAAATGCTGTAGAACCACTTGGGGTAACATTAAATCCTAACCAACTTTGAGTTACATTTAACCCAATAGATTCAGCTATAGTGTTATGCCAAGGTGCTGTAAATTTTTGCCCATTACTAGCAGTAACAGGACGATTACCTACATAACTATCACCTAAAGTAGCAAATCCCCCACCTTGAGAACCTGTAAAATTAGCAATAGGTAGTGACTCAAAGTCTGAAGAAGCAGTATATGTAACTTCTCCATTAACTAAATTTCTAGTAGATCTTATTGAACCCGTTATTGTAATATCTTGAAAAGATAAGGCATTATTTTGATTATAATATGCTATTGAGCTAGAAATATCTACTTGAGCAGGTCTTTGTCTGTTTCTTTCTAATAAATGTTGTTTGATTACTAGTCCTGAAGAAAGACTTGTACGAGCAGGTACAAAATCTTTAATCATTTTAAACAACGAATTATCAAAATATTTGATAAGTCTTATATAATCATTTAGATCATAGTTATGAGTATATTTTTCAAAGAAACTATTTCTAAGATCATCTAAATTAGGGTAGGTAGTCCCAGAAGATGAGATTTGTCTTACATCTCCTATATAATCTCCAATATTAAAGAATCCAATTTGTTCAATAATATCATCGTTAATTTCGTTTTGAGGTGAAAAAGCAGCTTCTAATTGATTTAAATCTTCTGTGTAAGATTGAGATATAGAAGGCTGTTGTTGAATACTAATAAATGGAGATAAAGTACTTCCTGAAATTAAAACAGTATCCTCAATTCTTATCTTATCAGTAATTCTATTTTTAATACCTGCGGCTGGTGCATTTAAGAAAACATACTCAGTATTAGGTGTAAAGTAAGGGGTGCTACTATAATGGAAATAACTATCTGCAGCAAATGATTGAGTAGCTGTCCAAGAACCTGTAATTTTAGGGTGTACTGATTCTTGTTGTAAACCTGCCCCACCAGTTAATGTATTTTCTAACTCGGCACCTAAAGGAGCTCTAAATGCTAATTGATTAGGAGATGAATTTATAGTATTACCTTCAATTGAAAGTGGATTAACTACATAATTATCAAATATATTTTCATTTAAAGCTGAGTTGTAATATCTAATTTCTTGTAAGCTTCCTGAGAATGGTTCATATTTGATACTATCAAAAGTAGACCCAGTTGCAAAATAACTAATAGTACCATCCCAATCAGTAGATGAATTTAATGAAGATGAACGTTGAAATCCTATTAATGTAGAATCATCTCCAGTGTATATTTTATTTTTAGCATATAATGTATAACCCCCACTTCCACTATTAACTAATATAGACCACCATCCACCATCAAAGAATGAAGCAGATACACTGCTAGAAATAGTACCATCTGTAATAATTAAGTTTCCGTAAGTACTATCTGAGCTAGTAATAGATCCTGAATATGAACCTGAGGCTAATCCGCTTCCAGTATATGTAAGAACTAATCCTAAGTGATTATTATTATACCATAAGGATTGAGAGTAATTAGTAGGAGGTACGGTTTCAGCTTTAAATCTAAAAGCAATTGCTCCTGGTGCATCATTATTGGCTGCCCAAGCTGTGTCTAAAGCAAACGAAGAAGATATATATTTTGAACCTGAGGTTTCAAATGCATAATTAAACTTATTATACCAATAATCCCAATCATTTGAATTATCTTTATCTTTACCTCCAAATTCACTAATACGTAATACTGTATTAGGGATACCATAAGATGCAATTAAAGCTTTGATACCTTGAATTGTACCTTTTTTATTTAGTAAGTATGGTAAGTTATGGTATAAACGTTTATAGATTGATTTATTAGTATCATCTAAAGTTACTAAATCAGAAGAAGCAGTAACATATGAAGTAATATAATCTATTCCACTTCCTGTAGGTACAGGTAAAGATCCTGTAGTATTAGGGAATACTTGGTTAATTAAACTTCCTGAAGGGTTTAGACCTAAAAATGCTGAGAATAAGTCATCGCTACTAAAGTTATTAGAATATATTTTTAATCCTAAATCCCTAATAGCTTGTGCTACTAAATCTTTAGATATTCCATAATTTAATCTGTTATCGGCATCAAATTTATTAGTAACATCTTTAATATAAATCCAAGTATTATCAAAATGTTGACCCATCATCTCTATAAAGAGTTGATAAGGGGTGTTTTGAGGCTCATTACGAAGATACTCAGGAATAGTGTATATAAGATTATTTTGGTTTGCATTATCAAAATTAGAAGCTGATAATGCTAGATTTCCATAATAAGCTGAGTTTTCATTGCTGCTGCCTAACCAATTTAATACTTGAGATGAACCAGTTGAGTATAAAATATAAGGGGGTTCACTATTTTGTTTAGGCCATTCGTAAGTACTTCCACTAGTAAAATATAAAAAGTATTCATATTCGTCAAAATTATCGATAATATTATCAATTTTATTTTGAATTGTAGCTTGGCTTTCTGAAGTGTAGAATGATGCAGAAGTAGATCCTGTAATTGCAAAAATTCTATTATTTAAATCATTTTGAAAACCTTCAATTAAAGAAGCTTTATAATAGAAATTTAATAAGCGCTGCTCAGCTGAGCTAAAGTGGACATAGTTGTTAAAATCTGTATAATCTATGTTTATATCAATAGCACTAGCGGTTAATAACGATTTTACTTGTTGAAAAGAGCTAGTTAAAGTAGTGCCTAATAAAGTAGTATAGTCTTGATATTCAGTAGGACTACTAGTTTGGTCATTGTAGCTATAATTAATATTTGGACCTTTTAAGTAAACTATATTAGGATCTATATTTTTTTCTAATTCTCTTACTAAAGAAACATTAAAAGCAATTGGATCAGCTATTTTAGTATTTATCCAACAAGTAGATTTTAATTGGAATTGTGTAGGAAGAGGTTCATAAAGTTTAATAAGAACATTACTTCCTTGTAGTAAAATATTAACAGCTATTAATATCTGGTTGTTACCAAAATTAATATAAAATTCGTTAAAATATTCCCCACTTTCTAATTTAACCTTAAATTCAGGATATTCTAATTCAATTATAGAAGAAGAAATAAAATTAGTAGATAACTTTAATTCAGTTCTATCAGAGGAAATCTCTGATATGTAAAATAGGTCATTAGAGTTACTTCCAAGTTCATTATGGAAAAAATTATAGACTATATTATATATACCTTGATCGAATCCTCCTGAAATTAGAGTAATTTCTGGGTCTAGGTTTATGGTGGAAAATCCTTGAGTACTTAATATACTAGGGTCGTCTGTGAAAGTATAATAAGAAAGTGTACTACCTGTTAATAATGTTTTATTAGAATCATAAACAAAATAGTCTATATAGTCACTATCAGATATAAAAGAAGCCGTAATCTCAAAATTAGGAACAATATCATAGTCTTGAAATGTGTAATCTTGAATAGAAAACAGATCGGGGTTAGTGTAACTTATAGTAGATGTAGATTCCATTAATTAACTTTTACTTTATATTTCTAGATAAATCTGTTAAAGATTGATTTAAATCTAAATTGTCTTGTCTTAATTGTGCTATTTCTTCTAGTAATGCTTCTATCTCTTCGTTATTTTGTGCAAAATTAGCATAATCACTACTTTTTTGAATTAAATATTGGTGAGAATTAGTTTCTCCTTCTTTAGGAATTTCATAAAACAAATTTTCATATTGAATAAAGAAATCATTTACTGTAAAAGAAGCAGTAGGAGCAACCTCAGGAGTTACTAATTGAGTAAAAGATGTATTTACGGTTTTATTAAACCCTTCTTTACTAAATACATTTTTATTTAAATTTACTCTTTGTTGCATTATCCGTTAACTATTTTAAAGGTATAATTGTCATCTACTACTAAAGTGGACCCAGCAATAGTAGTTTGAAGCAAAATTTTATAATATCTCTCTGGTTGCAATCCATTCATATAAACATCAAAGAAACTTGAAGTATTATCAGCACTAATTTGAGTATAAGTTGAATCAAAATTTACTACATACTCATTAGTATCTAAATCTTTAATAGCATAATATGAGGCTGTTGGGAGATAATATTGGGTAGTATACAAAGAAGAAGTTACCCAGACACGGGCAGGGTATTTAGGTCTACAATTAATTCTAAATCTATTAATACTTTCTGAGTAAAATACTCCAGGATTTTCATCTAAAGAAAGATAAATTGATGGAGTAGTAATTTCACTTATTGTTGGTGAAGTATCTCTAGTATAATCTACCCATTTAAATTCTAAATTTGGAGGGTATATAGTATGGGTATCTACAGAAAAATATTTTAATTCAACTGCTGAGTTTCTATTGTTAACAAATTCTTGGTTATTAGCTTGTTTAACTATAAATCCATTATTATTTATATTAATTCCACTAGAAGGAAATACACTACTACTATACCAGTCACTTACAATAGTTTTAGCACTAAAACTTAAATCTATATCTTCTCCATAAGCTAAAGATTGAGTGACATTATATAATGAATTATCAACAGAGCCTGTATACCATACTCCACCTCCAAAATTACTACCACTATAAGAAGCAGTTATGTCTCCTGATGGGATTACACCATTAGGTGCCCATTGAGTACTCCCTGAATATTGGAGAAACTGCCAGCTTACACCATCAGTAGTAAGAGGACTATCTAAATAATGTCCGGTTCCCATTCTCCAATCTAAAGCAATAGGCCAAGCTTCTACTACTGAGGCTGTGCCTAATCCTGTAACATTAGCTATGTAACAATTGAAAGAGGAGTCCCAACTACTAGTACCAATTAAATTTGTAATAACATTATTTATCTCAGTAGATGAAAATCTTACTAAAAATCTACTAGTTTGTGGGTTAAGTCCATCATAGGCAAATGTAGTAGTAGTTGCTTCTATAATTTCATCTAGACCAGTATTCATACCCGGAAATAACGAGTATAGTGTAGCGTCTTCTGTTGGGAATATTTTATATACAGCCATGTTTTAAATTATTATCCTGGGAAAGCAGGTCGTTGTACTCTTCTCATAAAATCAATATATGTGCGTTTAGGAGTCCATTCTTGAATTATTCCTTGAGATATGATTTTACCACTATAAGTAGAAATGTTATCATAAAGTCCACTAGGATAATCAAATGAAGTTCTGTTTGGGCCTCCAATACCTCCTTGTGCTGCTCCTGCTTTTCTATTTTCTACGTCTAAAGCCGTAACTTTAAAAGTATCATATAGTTTACCTAAACCTCTTAATACTCCTGCTTGAGTTTGAGTGTATGGGTTTTGAGGAGTGTAAGTTTGCACAAATTGGGATACAGGATCATTTATAGGTCCTCCTACTCCTCCTTGTTGTGTTCCTGCTTGGTTACTTTCTAAATCTAAAGCTGTTGTTTGGAATACACTAGATTGGAT